TGGTATGATATGGGCGCCTGAGCAGAAATTCGCAGACGACGTTATCGAGGAGTGTGCGGCTTTTCCTTACGGCGATCATGATGACCTGGTCGATAGCACGACACAGGCGATCATGCGATTCAGACAGGGCGGTCTGATTCAGCACCCTGAGGATTATATCGACGAAAAAGTCGAGCAACGTAAAAGGAATTATTATTAATGGCGAACAAATACCACAGACAAGGTTTTTTCAAAGGTAAACTAGTTACAAAAGCAGGAGAGGCTTTTAAAAATATTTACAAATTAGACAAGACCGGCAAGAAAGATGAGATTATAGAGTCTATGAACAAAAGACTTAAAAAAGAAAAGAAAAAAATAGAACAAGAGCCTGCAGAGTTAGAGCGTTACACAGATCTTATGGTCTCTGATTTTGATAAAAAGACAGGTCCTTTTTTTGATAAGATTAGAGCCAGAGAAAAAGCCAAAGCAAAAGCAGCTGAACTTAAAAAATTAAGAGGTAAGAAATAATGAAGGCACTTAGAGAATTTATCATAAGACTTTTTTTAAAGGAAAAACCAAAAGGTGTAATGACAGCCCTACCTAACAAAGATCTTGTGGATATGAATATTGCAATCGTAGCAGAAAAATTAATGCGTAATGGTATTGATCCACGATCATTAAAAAATGCAAATCAAGTAGAGAACGCTATCAAGATGATAGACGATAGACCAGCAGTTCAAGAAGGAATTACAGCTACAAAATCTGCAAAGATCATGGACATGGAGGGTAAAGAGATAGATCCACGATCCAAGATCATGGGAGGCAAGCAGGCAGAGACAGAGGCAGAGATCGCAGAAAGATTAAGCAGAGAAAACAAAGAGGGTCTCGCTAGAATAAAATCAAGACAGAAAATGATAGATGAGGCAATCGACAATGTATCACCAGGATTCTCTGGTGATCTGAGAGTTGATGCAGATCTGGTTGCGGAAGAGATGGCAAAAAGAATGGGCAAGGTCTATGACGATCTTCCTGATCTAGAGGGAACAAGATTATATGGTGAGGCATACGATGCATTATCAAAACAAAGATTTAAAAATAAACCAGATCCAGAAGACATGGCAACAGGTGGACGTGCAGGTTTCAAAGACGGCATGACCAGAAGAACGTTCTTAAAAATATTAGGTGGTGCAATGTCTATACCTATCATTGGTAAATTTTTAAAACCAATGAAAGTTGGCAAAACAGTAACCAAAGTTCCAATGATTAAAACAGATAATGTTCCTGGTAAACCAGAATGGTTTGATCAGTTAGTCAACAAAGTTATTATCGAAGGTGATGATGTTACTAAAAGATTTGCAACAGGTGAGAGACAATCTATTCATCAGAAAACACTTGATGATGGCACCGTGGTTCGAGTTACAGAGGACGTGGACGATGGTGCTGTGAGAGTCGAGTATGAGAGTGATAAAAACGTTTTTGAGGATCCAGTTCAATTACAATATAAAAAACCATTACCAGATGAGGGTGATCCAAGACCAACAGCAGAGTTTACTACAGCAGAGTCAGGTCCGGTTGGTAGACAGTCAGGCCCTGATGATTATGATATAGAGATAGATGAGGTCGGTGGCACAAGTATCAGGGATCTAGATTCAGACGTATCCAAACTAAAAGAATATGCTACAGGCAAGGGACCCACTATGAGAGAGATTGTCCAGAATAAAAAAAGAAGAGATAAAGCTCAGAGAATAACAGACGACCCTGAAGCTCAAACAGATGCAGTGATTAGAAGACAAGGTGAGATGCTTGATGTAGACCCAGATCCAGACTTTGCATCAGGCGGTATCGCTAGAATGTTAGGAGAGTAATGCATCCAAAAAAAAGATCACAGATGATGGCATACCTGACTCGATCAGGCATTAAAGATCAGGTTAAGTTTGCGTCAGATATTGGAAAACCAGTAGATAAATTTGAAGTTCAACAGATAAAATTATTTAACGAATTTAATACTCGTAATCCAAGAACAGGAAAAGCAGGGGGTGGTATGTTGGTGCAACCAGGTTTTGGTGGTGTGAGGCAGGGGTATAGAAGTGATAAATTTATTAGGGCTCAAGGATCTGGTCAACAAAAATCAGAGGAAATGATAAAATTTTTAAACTATGCAACAAAAAACAAAAATACAATTAAAGATAAAACTATAACAGAAATAATAGAAGCTTCGGGAGCTAACGTAGATAAATCCAATGCTAGAAAAAGATTAAAAGAAAATAAGATAAAAATTGGAACAGCAGATAAATCTACAATTCAAAAAACAAAACAATTAACAAAAGAAAAACCTGTTTTTAATGGGATAAATAATTTTGCTAAAAATTGGATAAATAAAAATCAAAAAAAATATGGTGTAACAGAATATGATAAATTTATATCTGATTTTGCTAATGATTGGCAGAAAGAATTAAATAAACCTTTATATAAAAATTATACTGGAGAAAGAATTTTTAGCAATCCAGATGGAACTCCTAAAACAAATACTTTGTTTGGTAAACAAGAGACAGGTTTTACAATTAATGATCTTAAGCCACCAGGTGAAAGAACTTCAGGGTTATTTTATAAAAGAGTTTTTTATAAAAACAAATTAAAAAATAAAAATTTTAAAAAGAAAGTTAACAATTACTTGGATTGGGTTTTACAAGACAAAAGAGGGAAAGGTGATTTAGGACTTCAAGGTGGCAGTAAATCAAACTATTTAAAAGCAGCTCAAAAAGTTGGTTTAGATATTGATAAAGATGTTTTATATTTTTTTGGTGAAGTCATGCAGGGAGATTTATTAACCGCTAGTGAGGGTTTTTATTCAATAGTGGATAAAGAATTAGGCGGTAACAAAGCAAGTAAATATAAAAATAAACTAAACATAAGTTATCAAAATTGGATTAATAATATTGAAGAGGTTTCGAAACTAGCGGGAGTAGATCCAAAAGTAATTATCAATAATCAATTAAAAGAATCTAAAAAAATGACAGAACTTTTTGGTTTAAAAAAATTACCCTTTGAATTTAGATATGCACAAGATCATTTATTTGGTTTAGCAGAAGCTAAAGCTTTAGGAGATCCTAGAATCGCAAAACAAACATTAACTAATTTAGTTGCATCAACTAAAGAACAGAATACTATTTTAGGAACTAAAGGTTTTTCAGCAAAAAGAACGGCTTTAATGAGAAAGTTTAAAAACGCCTTACCTGAAGAAAAAATAAATATTATAAATCAATTAAATACTTTATCACAAGAATATGTACCGGATAGATTAAAATATAGCTTAACAAAAGACGATGCACTTAGAATTACCAATTTACAACCTGAAAAAACTTTTAAAGCAAGAACAGAGGCTTTTGAAAAATTAACTAAAGATTTTCCTAAAAATGTTCAAAATAAACTATTACAAAATATTGTAAGCTACAGTAAAAAATCAGAATGTAAAGTTAATCTCAAAGCAGATGGTGGACGTATAGGTTTTGCAAATAGTATTACTTGTATTCAAGATGGATTAAAAGAACAAAAACTAGCAGCACAACAAGGAAATAAAAAAGCTGCAAAAGAATTAGTTCAAATTGGTAAAGTAGCATCACGAGGCGCATTGTTAAAAAATTTGTTAGGTCCAGGAGCTATTCTTGGTGAAGCAGTATACGAGGGGGCTGTTATTGGTAATAAAGTTTTAGGGGGTAAGCCTGCTGACATTGCGTATGCAGAAAGTTATTTATCTTATCTAGACCCTAGAAAATACAGAGGTGAACTTGATCCATTAAAAATGGCAAGAGAGGATATGTTAACTAGAGAAGTTGAAGACGCACAGGGTAATATCAAAACAATAGCTGCACCAGGTTCTAGCATTTTAAAATCAGGGTTTGCAGCACAAGATCAACTATCTGCTTTTAACAAAGCAATAGAAGATAGAGATCTTGCAAAAGCTAGAGGAAGAATAGATCAGTACATACCTGCAGCAGCAGAGGCAAGAGAACAAGGCGCAAGAGCTGGTCAGTCTGCAGATATAATATCTAGTGAGGCATTTAAAGATGCATCAAGAGTTGCACAAGAATATTTACAAGGGCAGACAGGTGCTAACATGGCTAAATATAGAACAGATGATTTTCTAACTAACCTCTTTCAGCAGGAAGGTGAATTTGAAAGCGGTAGAGACAGAGATCTTAGAAGACGAAGAATGCAAGAAATGTCTAACATAATGCCAAGAGATTTTTTAACAGAAAAAACTTCTGATTTATTAGATCGCACACAAGCGTTAAGAGAACTGGGTTATGATGTATCTACTCGAGATTTAATGGCACAACAAGAAGCAATGAAAACAGAACCATTATCTGTAGCTGCAAGAATGTACAGTCCAGAACAAGTGTATGGCACACAAGGTGAATTTGCAGGTGGTGGTATAGCTAAATTAGCTGGTGTATCATCAGGCCCACCACCAGAATCAGGACCAAACTCACAAGGGTTGCCAGGTCTGTTAAAACGTGTTAGAAACTTATAGGAGTATTAAATGGCAGAAATAGACAAAGGACTCCCGAACACTAGAAACAAAGAAGAGATCCCCTCACAAGAGGAGATTCAAGATGTTGCTGTTCAGGAACCAGTAGAGGAAAAAGGACCGATCGAGGTCATACCAGAAGAGGATGGTGGCGTAACATTAGATTACGAGCCAGGTGCGATCAACGTACCAGGAACAGAATCACACTTTGATAATCTAGCAGAACTTTTACCTGATGATGTTTTAGAGCCAGTAGGAAATGAGATGACTCAAAACTACATGGACTACAAGGCGTCAAGAAAAGAATGGGAGCAATCCTATATCACAGGATTAGATCTACTTGGTTTCAAATACGAGAATAGAACAGA